TCTTCGTTTTCTTTAATATTACGGTTATACATATTAAAATAGTTTTTTAACTACCATTCCTGATCCTTTTTGTACATATGTACCATCTTTATTTTTAGGAACTAATTTATATTTAAATTGTTTTGTATAAGCGCTGTCAGTAACTCCATCAGGACCTGCTTTTGGTCCAGGGCCTAAATCTGCTCCATCACCTAATTTACCTTCACCCATAGTATAACCTAAAGAACTTACCATACCAGATGGCATTTTCATTTTATATTTGGATTTTTTCTTTTTTTTCTTTTTACCCGGTTGTAATTTTTTTCTTACAAAAGCATAAGGTGTATTATAAGCACCAGCAGCACCAGAGGTTGAAACTTCTTCAATTTCCCCTTCCATAGTCATTCTTTTATACTCGTCTGGATATTCATTGCGAAGATGTTTTCTAATTTTATTTCTTAATAATCTAGCTTCTTCGTATATTTTTCTAAACTCTTCGTCTGATTTGGTTTTTGTATAAACTCCTTTAGCTGTAGAAACTAATTCATCAACATCATCATTCAATTTATCAAATGCTGGGAGTTCAATTACTTTCCATCCTATTTGACCTGTTTCTTTATCTATAGAATTAACTACAAATTTAGTATCTCCATCTTTAGAATAAGATACATCACCAATTTTAGCTCCAACTTGATCAGCTAAATTAGGGGAAGGTGCTTCTTTAAGTTTATATTTGAGAGCCATTTGCTACTTGTATTTCATTTATTAATTGATAATAACGTAACAAATCAACTAAATTATCATCTCCAACTTTATCAGTTTTCTTTAATTCAGTTAAAAATTTAGATACTTCAGTAATTTTTATTTGAGTAGCTTTATCTTTAATATTTTTAGTTTCTTTAACTAAAATATTTTTTAATTCACTAATTTTAGTATTATAAAAATTTCTTAAATCAGGAGTTGAATCTACTGAATTAATATATTCTTTAAGTACTTGTTTTTGATCATTAGTTAATGAATCATATTTATCATTAAATTTTTCTAATAATACTTTATATGTTAAAGTTCTTACATCTTTATCATATGTAGAAAATTCTTCAAGTACTGTTTGTTTTGAATCTTGAGTAACCTCTTTTTTAGTTAAATGTTCTAATAAAGTAATTTTATTATCAACTAATTGTGTTGGGTTAGATATAGATTTAGAATTAACATTTTCTATTAAAGTATATAAAGCAGCTAATTCTTTATAATTTGTAATTTTAGAACCAAAAAAAGATTCTAAATTATAATGTTTTTTAATTTCATTAATTAAATTATATTTTTGTTTTTTTAAAGATTTTCTATTAAATTTGGTAGATGCTTCTAATATAGTATCAATAACTAATGTAGCTCTACCTTCAGTTATTACTTTAGATTTAAGTACAGATTCATACAATTTATATTCTTTACCTAAACTAGTGTTAACAAAATATGATTTTAATATATCTATAGCTGGTGAGTTACCACCTTTAAGTGTATCAGCGGTAATTTGTCGTACTAACAGTTCAAATAGTATGCCTGTGTTTTTGTACTTTGAGTGTTTTATCTTCATCAAAAAATATATTTATTTATAAATATGTAAAGTATTTTACTTCTTTAATTGGTTTTCATCTAATAATGAAGTATTATCTTTATTTTCTTCAAATACTAATTGTTTTTTACTAGATTGGGGGATGTTTTTAAACATATCTTTGTTTTTTAGATACGTTATGTGAGCACTTTCTAATGCTAATGGTCCACCATTAAATTTAGGTTTAATAGAATCAGAATCATTTTTATCTGTATCTTTCATACGTTTTACACCTAGTCTATCCTTTCCAAAATTATCATCTTGTGTATTACGTTTTACATTAGTGTCTTTTGGTCTACCTAATTTAGGGTCATCTGCAGCATATTTTTCTGGTTTTGGTACTGCTCCAGGATCAGTATACATTCTACCTGAGCCATATAATGATGCTAAATCATGAGGTGTACCATATGATTTACCTGTTTCTACAGGATCATTTCCTTCAGCTTCAATTTGTGCCATTCTAAATTTACGTTTAGCATCCTCTCTAGTTAACTCTCTATATTCATCATATTGGTCTTCACTAAATTGATATACATTATCATAAATCCAATCAGATGGTACTAGACCTTGAGATAACAATTGTTCTGATAATTCAGTTTTAGATTTAAGTAACTCAATTTTTTCTTGTTCTAATACTATAGATGGGCTAGCCATATCTAATGTAAAATTAGTTAAGGTTTCATCTGTATACCCTTGTGTATATAAATGTACTAATGCAATTTTATTTAATTCTGATAATATAATTCTTTGTATGCGTTCTATTGTACGTGCAAATCTAATATCTTGTTGTGCTAATGTGGCTTTACCTTCTACTCCTTCTTCGTACCCTAAAAATGCTTTTGGGATTTTTAAAGCAGCAAATAGTTTACCCCTTAAGTATTCTACATCTTGTATTCCATCATATTGTAATCCAGGTGTTGTTTCAATTTTTGTAGTTGCATCATTACCTCTAATTGGAATATAAAAATCTTCTAACATATTTTGCATGTTATACTTTAAATTATACTCACCAGTTTTATTATCTTGGAATGGTGTACGTTTAAGTTGTGAAATAGTTTTTTGCATAAATGTTTCTATTTCATTTGGAGGAATAGATCCAACATTCATATAAAAAATACGTTTTTCAGGTGCACGAGCAATTCTATGAATTAACATTGCATCTTCCATTAGTACATATTGTTTATATAATTTACGAGCAGGTTCAATATATGCTCTACCATAAGGTAAATAATTAACATCTGATAATAATCTAAAATGAGCCATTTCATAATTATCAAAAAATATACCTGATTCATTTTCTAAATTTCCCCCACCTGCTCCAGGAACAGGATACATACCTGAGCTTATATTATCCATACCATCTGGGGCATATTTATATCTTACTTCTGCGGGGTTGTCTGGGTTGTATGCTTCTTGTCTTTCAATATGATATGCTGTGTAAGGGATAACATTATAAACCCCATACTTTTCGGCTATTTCTAATTTTAAGAAAAAATCTCCATATTTGCACATTTGACGTACCCACATCCAAAGATTAAATTCAATATTTAATACATCATAAAATAGATTATATAATATTTTTTGTATATCTTCATTAGCACTTCTAATTTGAAGTACTTCACCCATATCATTTTTAAGAGTAGATTCATCAGCTAATACATCTAAAGCAGAAGCAATAATAGCATCTTGATCCATTAAATCATATTCTGAATATAATTGGGGTCTAAGGTACTGGTAATTCATATTGAATTGAGCACCATATAAAGATGAAGGACTAGTAGAATAAATTCTATTATATCTATCAACTAATGAATTAGTTTGTAATTCCCCAGTTGATTGTATTTTACCACTATCAATTACTTTTACTTGATTACCCCCAACATTTCTGATGATTACATCAGTTGAAAATAATCTTTTTAATCTTGAAAATACGCTTTTATCAGCCATAATGTATTGTTATTATTATAAATATGATTTAAAAGAGCCATCTAATATCTTCTTTACCATCTCCAAAGTTTTGTTCATATGGATTTTTACCTAATTGACTATTACCATAACCTCCTTGATAAGGTGTTCTATTAACAGACATATTATTTAATGCATTTTTAGTTCCGTCTAAACCTCTTTGTCTCAATCTTAAAGCTGTATCTCTAATATACATAGCAATACCAAATGACATTACTAAATCATCATTATATCCACTTTGAGCTTCTGCTCTATTATTTCTCCATATAAAGGTTTTCATTTCTTCTATTAACCTTTTTGATTGTATTGTTACTCCTTTATCACTAATGTATTCTTGAAATTTACCTATTACCATAGGTCTAGTTCTTGATGACATTGTAAAACCAGCTACCATTTTGGAGTGGTCTTGATATTTGTCAAAATACGAACTAGCATTTGGGGAGTCACTCCGTTGTGAATAGTAAAGGTTTGGATATTGTCTATCTAAAGCAACTTGTATAGTTGCCCATCCAATATTAGCATTTTCTATTACTAACATTGCTTCATTATATTCAGTAGCTAAACCTACTAATAAATGACCAAATTCTTTTGTACCTAATTGTCCTTTATATTCTGCAACTTGTGTATTATTTGCTACATCAATTACATGACACGCAGAATAATCTTTTCCATCACCTCGAGCTACATCAGCTACTACAACATAATCTCTTGTATAATCAGGTGATTCCCAAACCCATAAATTTTGATCTGCACCTCTTCTTTCCATAGGATCTTTTACATAGGTTTTTTCATAAAAATCTATATATTCAGGGTAAAATACAATATCACCAGAAGTACTAAAATCACAATCACATTCTTGGGCCGCCATTCTAGGATCACCTAATAATTCATCTTGTTGGTCTCTCCATTTTTGATCTCGCTCGGGGTGGACGTACCAAGGTAATTTAATAGGTAAGAATTGATTTTCACTTGATTCTGCTCTAACCCAAGTTTGGTGAAACCAATTACCCGTACCATAAGGTGTAGATAATGCTATACAACCACCTCCAGTAGCTAGTGTTTGTTGAGCTGAGGCCCATATTTCACCAATATTATCAATAAATGCTGCCTCATCAATTAATAGTAAAGATACTGCTTCGGATCTACCGGCATCACTTGAAGCTGAGGTTGCTTTAATTTGGGATCCATTATTTAACCTTAATGTTAATTTATTATTTTCAGCTGCATCTACTTTGAGCCATGAAGGTAAATTTTCATACATAAATTTTACCTTTGTAACCATGTTTTTAGCTGTTTCTTGTTTTGTCGCTATACAAAGTATGTTTTTATCTTTGTGGAATACCATTAACCATAAAGAATAACCTGCTGATAATGTTGATATTCCTAACTGTCTAGATTTTAAGATAATCGAATATGGATTATCGCGCATTAACGTTAATACTTTTTCTTGAAATGGGTATAGATTAAATTGTATGCGACCACGTTGTGGGTGCTGTATATAACAGTATTTACGCATAAAATGTACTGGGTCTTGGGCACATTTTAGATATTCTTGGCGTATTACTTTTTTTAAATCAGACATATATTATTTTAATATAAGAATTACCCCAGCAATAGCCACTAAACCAGCACCACCCATTAGTTTAGTTTTTAATTTTTGCTTTTTTAAATCTGTTTGAAGTCTTTTAGATAATTCCTGAGATAAAGCTAGTTGGTCTGATTTTGTTATCATTATAGATTCAAAATTTCCTACTTGGAAATTTAAATTTTTTATAACACTATCTTTTAAAACAACTTTTTGTTCTAATAATCGTATTTTACTTAAACTAAGTGATAATTCTTCTTTAGCTCCATCTCCAGTAATTAAATCCTTAATTACTAGTTTCGCTATTGGTTTTTTCAATTGAATCGATGTACTGTCCGTAACGTTCTGTGAAAAACCTTTCAAGCTCATTATCATCAAAAGAATCAACGGCATTAACTTTTTCATTTACTTTCCATTTTAAAGTTTTTATTCTATTATCTTTTAAATCAATTTGTTGATCTAGTTTTGATATTTGACCATTTAATGTATCAATTTTAAAAGTCAATTCGTCATTTATATGATGCAACGAATCGACTTTTTGTCCTAATGCTACTATTTTAGCATTGTAATCTTCAGTATAATCTTCTTCATTAGAAAATAATAGCCAAGCTATAATAACTAATAAAATAACAATCTTTAATGAATACAAAAACCTTTCGTTAAATTTCATATTTACTTATCTATAATACTCTCTAACTCTTTTTTTAATTTAGTTTTATCTTTTAAGACTTTAACTAATTTTTCTTTTTCTTCACCTTCAGCTTTAGAATACTTTTTAGCTAATGATTTCATTTCACGAGTTAATAAAGCTAATTCTTCTTTTGCTTTAGCTAAACCTTTGGTTTTTTTAAGATCTGCTTTAGATGGTTCTTTATCTTCATTTTCTTTCATCGAACCTCTTTTAACAATAGCATCATATGCTTTACCAACATCACCTTTATATAATTGATCTACTATTTTTTTACCTAGTTTTTCTAACTGGTTATCATCTAAAGAATGTTTTTTACCAAATCCTTATAAATAAGACATACCAATGTCTAAATAATCATAAAAAAA